CTCGGCGAATGCATTAAGATCCGCGATAAGTACTTCCCGTCAATGCGACTTGAATACCTATTTGCGTTGGCGGCATAACACCCATCGCTTCGGCGTTGAACATTGACAACCGCATATGGCAAGCCATGACAGACCCCGGGAGGCACCCGGCGTAGTAAACCATGGCCGGTCAGGCCCAGTCCGAATATCGGGGCGCGGAGATATAAAAAAGGCCGCCTGTTGCAACCAGGACGGCCAAACAAAAAAGGAGAAAAGCTTATGACCATTAAACCATACACGACCCCGCGGTGCAAATGCTGCGGGTACATTACTGGCGCGAGGAGGTGTCCAAATTGCGGGTTTCAAGCAGAAAAGAAGTGAAGCGGTGCAAATACCCGCTTATCAAACAAAGATACAGAAACCTGGACATGACCGCTGGCGAGGTCGCAGAGCGGATCGAGATGCATCCGGCAACCTTCAGTAATAAAATGCACGGCCACTCACCGTGGACCGAGCCAGAGCTGCAACGCCTGGCCGATGAGCTGCTTCAGCCGGATGAGGGGATAGACAAGCTGATCCCGAGGAGGTCAACCAAGTGAACAAAATAAACCAGATCCTGAAGAACACTGAAGCGATTATGGACCACCTGGGTATCCATGACAAGCAGATCGCGGACCACAGCGAGCGGATCGCTGAGCTGGAGCGCAAGCTTCGCGACAAGGCAGTGCCTGGCAAGCGCAGGACGATGGTTCTCAGTCGAGACGCTCAGGAGATAGCTGACGAGGAAGATATGTCACTAAACGAGCTGTACAAGCTCCTGAGGCTGGCCGGACGCGTCGTGCTCGGTGGTGAACCAAGGACAACGCAGAAACAGCGGGTCAATGGCGATCTGGTCCGGGTGCTGGTGCTGAGGAAGGAGCGCAACCAATGAGCCGCATTCGGTTTCTGATCCTGGCCACATGCCTGACCTTCGGCCTGGGAATTCTCGGCCTTGGATGGCGTGATTCAGTTCAGACCACCAGCGAGCTACGGCAGAGCCGCGAAAGCATGCAGCTTATCCTGGACGAGATCGCGGCAGACCAGCTGGTGATCAACCACCAAATCGACACCATCAAGGCAGATATCGCCAGCTGGCCGGACCCGGAGCCGACAATCCCGCTAAGCCGGTCCACCGAAGCGCCGTTCCGCGAGCTGGTCCGATACAAGATCACTGCCTACTGTGCCTGCTGCAAGTGCTGCGGAAAGTCTGATGGCATCACGGCCAGCGGCGCCAAGGTCAAGCAGGGCGTTACGGTCGCAGGCAGCCTTCCATTCGGCACGGTGGTCTGGATCGAGGGCGTCGGTCAGAGGATTGTGCAGGATCGCGGGACAAGCGGAAAGCACCTGGATCTATACTTCGACAGCCACCAGGACGCGTTGGAATGGGGTGTCCAGTACAGGGATGTGGAGGTGGTAAAGAAATGATCGGGAGTCAGCGGCTTGTCATGGCCATCCGGCACGTTACAGACGTTCAGAGCCGGATCGAGGAAATAAACCCGTTGTGGTGGGAGCTGGAACACGCCAGGAGCTGCCTGCTTCAGGCTCACCAGATGATCGAGAGGATTAATGCCAATGAGGGACAGAATAGCCAGGTTGCTGCTGACGGGAGTTTACGAGCGCATGAAGCGAAATATCTGGATGCATCATCCGGTTTGTCTATTCGACAGGCTGCGCGTGAGATTGGCAAGAATGCTAATGGGAGGAACGTGAAATGAGCATTGTTCGTCAGGTGAAGAAGGATGACAAGACCTACCTGGTTAAGTCGGTGCTGACCCGCAAGATTCGCCGCCAGCTAATGAAGAACCGGCTGGGTACGAACAGGATCGGGCCGGCGTGGAGGAGGGAGCGGGAATGAAAATTGAAAAAGTTATCGAGCACCTGACCATGTGGCGCAATACGATCAGCGACAAGAAGCGGATCGAGGCACTGAACACGGCGCTGGGCATTATAAACCAGGCAGAGCCGAGGGACCCGCGGATAGAGCTGCCGGCGGGTAATGATTGGATCCTGATCGGCAACAAGTACGGTTGCATTCAGCAGGTCATGTACATCGATGGCGAGTTCTGGGACATGGCCCGCCAGGCGAATGACGTCGGTGAATATGCCTGGGTGCCCTGGTGCAAGGTCGAGATCGAGGATATCGAGTGTTGGTGGGAACAACCGAGATGGATTGAGGTGAAAGACGATGGCTAAAAGCGAATGGAAAGTGACATCTAATCCAATCGGCGACGTGACCCTGTACCGGGTGTACCGGATCCGCAACACCAGCGAGGTCGATCACTCAGGCAATCGCGAGTACTACGGCGATTACACGCAGGACCGCGAGAAGGCACGCAGCGTTGCGAACAAGCTCAATCTAGTGGGGTATGAGCCATGAGAAATATTGTCGCCATAGTTTTGGAGCCGCGCAAGGATGCGAAACAGGTCAGCATCGAGAACAAACTCGAATCATTTCAAGAGCTGGTCGGTGGCTATATCGAGACGGTCGGGCTTTCCGGTGGCCGGGTCCTGATTGTTAACGAAGAGGGCTGGTATAAGAACCTGCTACCGAATCGGATCATCGACGACCTGCGATCACTCAGACGACCTAAGACACTTCTCGGCACGATCATCATGGTCCGGACAAAAGATGATGAGTTTGCCAGCGTACACGGCGATGACATGGAGTGGATAAATGCTCACAGCAAGCGATGGGAGCTGATCAACGAGTGACCATCTGTAAGAACTGTGGCCATGACAAATCCTTCCGCAAGCTGAACAAGGACGGATCAGCGTTCATCGTTTTATGCAGCCGGTGCGGGCGGCTGATTCGGATGGAGATTAGGCCCGTAATAAAAGCCGCCAGCGGCAACTGAGCGGCCAGGAACATGTCCCACCACAAAGTATATCACAGGAGGAAGACTTAATGGAAAAAATCACTTTTCAAAAGATCCCGAAAAGCGCTCGGGAAAAGAAGTCACAGCAGATACGGGTCACAACCGAAGTGTATGAGCAGCTGGCGAAGATTTGCGAAGAGACCGGGCTGACGCTCTGCAAGGTTACCAGCAAGATTTTCAAGGCAGCGCTGCCGTTCGTCGAGCTGACCGAATCGCCGTTCCCGAACGAAGACGCCGAGGAGGATGAAGAATGAGCATCAAGATCAATAAGCTCGAAATCGAGAACGTAAAGCGGGTCAAGGCTGTCAAGATCGAGCCTTCTGCGAACGGGTTGACGGTCATTGGTGGCAAGAACCGCCAGGGCAAAACCAGTGTCCTGGACTCGATCGCCTGGGCGCTGGGCGGGGAACGGTACCGCCCGAGCGAACCGGCCCGGGCAGGATCCGTCATCCCGCCGTCGCTGCACATTGTTATGTCGAACGGCCTGGTAGTCGAGCGCAAGGGCAAGAACAGCGATCTGAAGGTCATTGATCCGAACGGCCGCAAGGGTGGCCAGCAGCTGCTGAATGAGTTTGTCGAACAGCTGGCCTTGGACCTGCCACGGTTCATCCAGTCAACCGCAAAAGAGAAGGCTCAGACACTGCTGCAGATCATCGGGGTCGGCAATCAATTGTTTGAGCTCGAGCGCAAAGAACAGGAGGTTTATAACCGGCGGACTACGATCGGCCAGATAGCGGACCAGAAAAAGAAGTTCGCAGCAGAGCAGCCGTACTATCCGGACGCGCCCAAAGAGCCAGTGTCAGCTTCTGACCTGATCAAACAGCAGCAGGGGATCCTGGCAACAAACGGCGAGAACCAGAAAAAGCGCGAACAGAAAGAGCGTTACGAGCGTGAGCTTGCGCAAGCTCAAATAGCTTTTGATGAGGCAAAGAAACGTCTCGAAGTTGCTGAGCAAAATGTTGTCACAGCCAGAAAGTCAGCATTGGATTTGAAAGACGAGTCGACCGCCGAGCTCGAGGAGAACATCCGCCAGGTGGAAGAGATCAACGCTAAGGTGCGCAAGAACCTAGATAAGGACAAGGCCGAAGAGGATGCCAAGGAATATGAAAATCAGTACAGGCTACTTACGACCGAGATCGAAAGCGTTCGCCAGGCAAAGATCGACCTGTTGAGTAATGCGAACCTGCCTTTGCCCGGGCTGTCGGTAGTCGATGGCGAGCTGGCATACAACGGGTTCAAGTGGGACAACATGTCCGGCGCTGATCAGCTGATCGTCTCGACCGCCATAGTTCGCCAGTTGAATCCCAAGTGCGGATTTGTGCTCCTGGACAAGCTCGAACAGATGGATATTGAGGAGCTTCAGCGATTCGGCAAGTGGCTTGAAGACGAAGGCTTGCAAGCCATCGCCACCCGGGTTAGCACCGGCGGCGAATGCTCCATCATTATCGAAGATGGCTACGCAATCGATCCAAATTATCACGAAGACCAGAAAGAGACGATCGAGTCAAAACCGGTCTGGAAAGCAGGTGAGTTCTGATGCAGATCATCAGGGGAAGAATTCCATCAGCGTTAAAAACAGTCATCTATGGTCCTGAAGGGATTGGTAAATCAACCTTCGCGTCACAGTTCCCAGATCCGCTCTTTATTGACACCGAAGGCAGTACAACACACATGAGTGTCATGCGGACCCAGCGCCCGAGCAGCTGGACCATGTTGATTGATCAGGTCACTTTTGTCCGGAACAATCCAAGCATGTGCAAGACACTTATCATTGACACTGGGGACTGGGCAGAGCTGCTTTGCATGGCGCATATTTGCGCGAAAGCTAAAGTCGACAGCATTGAAGCCTTTGGATATGGCAAG